ATAAACGCCATTACCGATAAGCCGCGCGCTGTAGGTGTTACTTCCACGACAATGGGTTGGTGTTTATGGTATTTCCTATTCGATGATTTTGTCGCGAGAGTTGGAAGCCGTAAGGAGGATTATGTTGATAATCGCGGCGAAACCGACACGTTATTTTTTAAACTGGATTATATTATTGACCGATTGCCCGATTGGATGAAGCCATTAGGATATGAAAGCCGGCGCAGTTATATGATGTTTGGCAATCCTAATAACGCTAATGCCATATCAGGCGAGAGCGCAAATCCTAATTATGGCAGAGGCGGAAGAAAAAGCATTACGATCTTTGATGAATTTGGCTTCTGGCAATGGGCGACAAGTTCTTGGGAAAGCTCCGGGGAAAGCACCAATCTAAGACTAGCGGTATCCACGCCGCCGGAGATCGGGCGAGATAGCCAATACTATAAATTATTATCCGGGCAAAAGGGGAGGGTTGAAAAGTTTGAATTTGACTGGACTGATGTGCCGACCAGAGATGAGAATTGGTTAGCGCAAGCCAAGGCCACCAAATCAGAAGAAGAGTTCCAGCGGGAAGTGATGAAGTCGTTTGATGGTACGGTAACGGGCAAGGTGTACGCGCTATCGCTAAGGCTAGCCAGATTAAGCAAAGCAGATTATAAGCCAGAATTACCCTTGTTTGTGAGCTGGGATTTCGGCCTTGATGAAGTGCCAATGTTATGGTTACAAAAAGATTTTGACACCAACCAGGTTTATATAATCGACAGTTACTACAACGCAAATAAAGAGATAGATTTTTACATTCCATTTGTTACCGGAGAAATTAAATCCAAAATTCATAAATACGAACCAAGAGAGCTGGATATTATCGAAAGACATAAGTATTGGAAAGCGGCCACCCATTACGGCGATCCCGATGCAAGTAAGCGCAATCTGGTGAATAAATTAAGCGTTAAGGACATTCTGGAAGCCGAGGGGATATATGTGCAAACCCATTTCCGCAACGAAACCGATGATCTAACGATCAGGGAGAATACGCGGATGTTATTCAGGAGGCTAGAGATTAATGAGGAGCGGTGCGAATACTTTTTAGACGCAATTCGCAACGCTCGTTACCCGCAACGATCCGAAACGAGCCAGTCAACCAACGAGATAACTAAACCGATACACGACTGGACGAGTCATTTCAGAACCGCGTTAGAGTATTTTGTGGACAATGAACCAACTAGAGAGAAGAAGGGCGCAGTCCTCACCAAGCAATCTAATGACGACCCGATCAATCCCTCAATCGTTAATGGCTTTATCGAAGAAGTCCGGGCGAGAAGGGGAGAAGATTGGCGGTATCAATGACCCAAGAAGAATTAAAAAAAATTAATCCGAATAATGGCGATATTTTAGTTTTAAGTGAGAAATCGTTTTCGATGGAGACCGCCAGAAAATTAATTAAATATTTAAAAGAAAGAAACAAAAAAATAGTGGTAGTAATGAGCAGGGATATTAACGACATTAAACTCGTTTCTTTAAAAGAAATTAAATAGCTATGAACACACAACTAATTGACGAAGTCAGAAAAGAAAAAGAAGCCGAACTTTTACAAGCCAAAAAGGTTAAAATCCGCACAATGTTGGATTTGATCGAATCCCAAGAAAAAGAGATTGAAGTTGAAGAAAAGGAAATTGTAGAGAAGAAAGAAAGAATTAGAAAATTAAAAGAGCGGTTAGAGAATAATGATTTGAAGGACAGCGAATTTATAAATGTAGCTGAAAGTCTTGGCTTTTTCCGGTGCGCTATCTTCGGAGAGAGCAACACTCTTTATAGGGTTGATTTTAAGGGAACGGTTAATCAATTATATAAATATGTTAAAAATATTTAAACTTTTCGGCGTTAAAATATTCGAGATCGAAGAGTTAACCCCCAAGGAAGCCGAGCAAAAGGCGATTTTAAGCCAGCATAATCCCAAAGGCGAGGTACTTGAGTACGAGACTGATATTGATAATTCTACAGTAGAGGGAACGGTTGGAGATATAAGGCATAACTCAACATATAGCGATTTTAAATAATAAAATATGGAAATAATCAACCGTAAATATAAAGAAGTCAGCCATATTCCGATCGAGAAGATCAAGGAAATGCAACACCGCCACGCTAAGGACTTGATACAGCCACGGGAAGGCGGCCAAATTAATCCCGAATACGTCAAGACGTATGGAACAAAGAATATCAATGTATCCAGCCGTGATGTGGAGCAGATGGCAAAAACAAGCCATAGATTAGCCGAGGTATTAGACAGTCAGCGCAAAGAGAAGTACGGATACAAAAAGTATTATTAAGATATGAATAATTTGCAGATTAGCTTTAATTTAAGACCAATGAATAAGAATGTGTACCAGTGCAGGGCAACATTAGTCAGTGATGAGCTGTTGACCGCTACCGGGAAAAATATTGGCAAGATCGCGTATTGGGCAATCTCTGAAACGCAGGAAAATGAAGATAAAGAAAAGGCAATTGCAATACTTAAAAGCAAATTAAAACAATTAATAAACACACGGCACGGATTACCTGGGAAAAGGGGATTTTATAAAATTATCAATGGTAACGAAAAAATAGAAGAGGCAAATATAGAAATAGTCTAATATGGAAATCAAAGTTGTCAGCTTCGTAATTACTCAACCATTTAGAGAATTACGATGCCCGGACTGTGGTGAATTATTAGGTAAGTATCGTGGAGTGTTCAGGGGAGAGATTGAATTAAAGTGCAAAAAAAAGAAGTGCAAGGATAATCCTTTTAAGCGTTTTACTTTTAACAATTAGTCCGGCCATAGTGCCGCCAGGGTCAATAAGAGGCTTAGAGCCTCGCAGAACCCCGTTAGTATTGAGTACCGATTTTGTCGGTGTTCAATATTGGCGGGGTTTTTTATTATGTCATTTTTAAATTTTTTACAACCCAAGAACGAGATCAAAGACGAGGAAAACTTTCAAGAAGGCGCGGGGCAATACCGGGACCTGCTTAAGGTTACGGCCAGCGATGAGGATTTGATTAAAGAGATTGACGCGGACATTCAAGGCTCAAAGAGCGTTTACGAGAAAGTCAAGGCGATTCAGGACGAGAACGAGAAATACTATCTTGGCACGCAGTTAGACGAAAAACGCTTTGATTATGAGCTACCCAGCGACCAGAACATTTTATACCGCAATCTGGAAACGATGATTGCCATCGTTACCAGCAAACGCAAAGAACCGATTGTCATTCCCGCCCAAGATACCGACCAGAGCAAGAGTTTAGCCGACAAAACCCAGCAATTCCTTAGTTGGAAGTGGAGCGATGAGGATATGTCAATCAAGTACGAGGATTGGGTAAGATCGTCATTTTTACACCGCATTGGCGTTTTGAAGATTCGCTGGGATCAGGAAAAAGATGACTTCGTGATCGAGGTTAAACGCCCCCAGACCATTCTAATTGATAAAGACGCGATTGATGAGTATGACGCTAAGTTCATTGTGGAAATGAAAAAGGCCACCATCAGGCGGTTAATTGACCTTTTCCCGTTCGCCAAGAAAAAGCTGATTGACAAGTTTGGCGATCAACTAGGCACAAACATTAACTACATCGAGTATTGGACTAATGAGTTTGTGGTGTGGAAAGTCAACGACATTATTCTCTCAAAAAAGAAAAACCCTAACTGGAATTGGAGCGAAAAGGACAGAAAGGAAAATTTGGAAAAGCTAAAGGAACGCTGGATTAACACCGTCAAAGACAAAAAGTTAGAGAACGTGCTTTTGAACTATTTTAACGAACCCAGAAAACCCTACGTCATTTTATCGCTCAAAAACTTAGGAAAATCCATTTACGCCGATACTTCCGACTTTGAACAGGCCAAAAGAGGCCAAGATATTGTCAACCGTCGCAAACGGCAGATTGACAAGGCGGCGATCCACGGCCTTGGAAGGCTGGTGGTGTCGGGTTCTTTTATCACCAAGGAAGAAGCCAAGAAGCTGGAACGCAACCCCAACGCAACCTACTGGATGGAGAAAGGAAACGTAAGCGATGGGTTCTCCTATGTATCTCCTCAACCAATCAGCCCCGTTATCTTACAAGATTTCCAAGATACTAAGGCCGAGATTGATAACACGATGGGAACGCACGGCACGACCAGAGGCGAACAGGGAACGCAGGAAACCGCCACCGGCAGGACGATTCTAAAGGACGGCGATATGGGAAGGCTTGATTTGTCCACCAGACGCATTGATAAAAAGCTGGAACTTTTATACGCGTGGAAGTTGCAAATGGCGAAAGTCTATTACGACCAAACCCATTACATCAAAATGCTAGGCAAGGAAGGGGCGGCCACCTATCTCAAATTTAGCCAAAACGAAATTGAGGACGGAATCGAGATTATCGTTAAAAGCGAACTGACCGCGTTTAAGGCGGAGAAGTACCAGCAGGCTAATGAACAGATGGATAAAAAACTTTCCGACCCGTTGTCTTATTACGAAACAATGGACGAAACCAAACCCAAGGAACGGGCAAGGCGAATGGTGCTATTTAACACCGACCCCAAGCTGTATATGGCGCAATTCTTAATGGACGAATCCACGCCGGGAATGGAGAACACGCCGGAGGGCAAGGCCGCCCAAGAGCAAAAGGCAATTGTCGCCGGGGAGCAAGTGCCGCCGTTTCTAAACGCCGATCAAGCGCACATTGCCGCCCACGCCAAGTTTATCAAGTCCCCGGAGTTTACCAACATACCCGATGAAATCAAGCAAGCGTTGAGCCAGCACGTTCAAGCAGAGATAGCGCAAATGCGGCATGGTAACCCAATGCTTAACCAAGGCCAACAGCCTATTAACCCAAACATATGATTGATTTAAACAAAATTCCCGCCAACGTGCGGGACAAATTAGAGAACGAATATTACAAGAAACAAGCAAAATTGGAGGCGAATATGCAGTACCACAAAAAGATGTCCAAGTATTACGGCAGTGTCGCCGGAACGATGAAGTTCTTGCCGGGAGAAATGAAAAACAACGCGGTGGCGGCTAAGGAAAGCGTCAAGAAAGTGGCAAGCAAATTGTTGAATCTTGGAACGATGGCAAAAAACAAAAATAAAAAATAAGTAATAATTCGCGGACGCAACCGCGTTAACAAGCGAAATTATTATGGAAACAAACGATGTAATCAAAGACCCAGATTTGGGGGCTGGCTCATCACCCAGTAGCGAAGTGAAGGTAGATAACGAGCAGGTTGTACCCTACTACCGATTTAAGGAAGTCAACGAAAAATATAAAAACACTGAGACGCAACTTGAATCATTAAAAGCAGAGCTACAACAGCTCAAATCTTCCAAACCAGAGGAAGATGAGCAAGAGCCAGCAACTTGGAAAGAAGCAGAGGGGCGGGCAGCTAAAAGGGCAGTTATGGAAATGAAAGCTGAACAATTAGCTGAACGCCAAAAACAAGAAGAAATAGAGCGCAACATTGATAGGGGGATTGACCAGCTAAAAGCATTAGGCCATAAAATCACCCCCGAAGTTCAACAAGAGATTTACGAAGAACTTGTTAGGACCGGCAATTCAGTCCACGACGCTTATATTTCCATTCGTACCCGTAACCAAAAAAAAGATACTGC